AAGTTCTCTTAAAAACTTTTCATCTTTAATTTGTTCACCACTTCGTTTAATAATTACATTGCCATCTTCAGCATTTTCCCATAAGAATTTTTTAAATACTAATCCTTCATCTCCAGCTAAGAATGCTTGTGATGTAGGTCCGTGTATAGTTTTTCTAGCAGCATTAATCAATCCACTAGATTCAAATTTTTTCATATCTTGTAAAGAAGTAAATGTTTTACCTAGTTTACCTACTTTAGATAAACCAAATGTTGCTAAAGCTATAGGGTCAGCAAATATTTGTGCAGCTAAGTCAATAGCACCAGTCATAAAACTATATGCTTTAGTACCTGGTTCTATTACTTCATCAAATGGTTTAAACAACCAACGACCAATAGTTACTGTTGGAGCAACACCTGCTGCTTCAAACTTAGCTCTTCTTTCACCTTGAAACTGTACTCCTGTTTCAGCTTTTAGTCTTTGCTCTTCGTATATCTGTGGAGCTAAAACATTATCTAAAACGAACTGTCTTGCATCTGTAGGACTAACACCTGATTCAACTAGATTTTTATACTCATCAGTTGTTGTTGGGTCAGTGCTTCCTAAGAATAAACCATCTCCTAAATCACCTTTACCTGTAATACCAGCTTTAAACAACTCTGTTTCAGAAGCTGCTTTTGCTTCATCTGGTGTCATACCCTGCTGTCTAGCTTCTAAGTATCTTACTTTTTCTGGTAATCCTTCTTCCCAAGCTGATTGAAAACCAAGAAACAGTCCTCTTAAACCTGCTTTACCTTTTTCTTTAGCAAACTTACCAGCAGTTTTAACAGCACCATATCCTTCTTCTTCTTTAAGAATTGAATCTTGTATTACAATTTGTTGTAGTCTTGGGTCATCAGGTGATATGTTTAAACGAGCAGCACCTACAACTGCACCTGCAGGAAGTGTTGGGTATTTATTTGCTATAGCTGCAGCTTGTTTAGCCATTTCTTCATTTATAGTTGAAGGGGTATTTCTTTTGTCTTGTTCTTTTCTTGCTATATCATCATCTGCAATATCGCCATCAAATATTGAAAATGACATACTAACTCAATAATCTGGCTAAGTCTGGGTCACCTGTTAGGTCATACATTTCTTGTACTAATTCTCTTGTACTTCTCATATTGTTAGGTACACCTAATCCTGTTCGTACATTTTCATTTTTTCTATTAGTACCAGCAAAGACATCTAAATCTAATTGTTTTTGTACAGTAGGGTCAAGTGGTATTTGTTGTGGAGCTACAGTATCTGTAACAATTTCATTACTAACTGTAGGTGATTCATCTAAAAATCTTTGCATCTCTACTTTTTCTCCATAACCCATCTTGCTATTGTCTACAAAGTTTCTACCTGCTGGAGGTACATTTAATGCTGTTTTTGTTACTTTAGGTGCTCTACTCATTCTTCCTCTTCCTCTTCAAAAAAAGCAAATGTTGAACTTATAATCATATAACCAAATGGAAACACCATTGGTGGCATTTGGTCTGTGTAGATTGTAGGTTCAGTTAATCTTTTTTCTAATAATATATCATTACCAATTTCATCTACATCATCTAAACAAAAATTGACTATGTCAACAAATTCATTATTAATATCTTTCATTGTCCTAAACCTTGTAGTAATTGTCCTATACCAGGTGGAGCACCTTGTGGTGGCAAGGCAGCTCCTTCTGGTAATCCTTGTATAAGACTTTGTTCTGCTTCAGGAATTTCTGGTTCCTCTGCAGTAAAGAATTTATCCAATATATTTTGCATATCACCTGGATTTTTTCTTATTTGTACAACTGTCATTGTTGCTTTAGGGTCGCCCTGTTGGGCTTGTGACAACAGTGTTTCAAATAATATTTTGTCTGCTTTTTCTTTTGTAATTCTTTCATTGACTCTAACAATATTATCAAGTCCATCTAAGTTTTCTTGTAATGTTTGACTATCAATAATTCCTGCATTAAGTAATTGCAGTCCTGTAACTATTTTCTGTGGTTCATCATATCCAGCCATAGCTCCGTACACTCTTCGTGTTTGGAAAGAACTAATGTCTTTAGCTGGGTCATAGTTTTCTGAATAAAAAGTATTGTCCATATAACCAGATAGTGATTTATTAGTACCACCATACATTTTTTTATCCCACTCTAATCTTTTAGAGTCAATCATTTCTATAGAGTCAGCCATAACAGTATGGTACTCTCTAATCATAAGTGACATAGATGCTCCTAGTTCTTCAAGTCCTCTACCAGTAGCAAAGCTAAGTGGTGACTGCGAATCATCTTGCGAAGGATAAGAACCACCAACACGAAGTTGTCGTTCTATTCTATCTATCTGTTGAAAAATTTGATAAGGAACATTAGATGCTGGTTTAGAAACCTGTGTACCTGGAGCTAAATAGTTAACAGCAAATCTACCTTTACGATATTGTCCTGATTCTATTTCTCCTGATATGTTTGTTTCTGTGAACACTGCATCTTCCATTGCTATTATTGACATCACATTAATCTTTGCCATAGAAGCCATAAGTCCTATGATTTGGTCATACTGTCCTTGCATTCTGTCAAAGCTAAATTTCTTAGCAATAACAAATGCTGGTCCACTATCTAGTGGATTTGGTATGAAGTCAAGAATAGTTGCAGAGGTCATATGGAAAATATAAGTTCCCTCTAAGTTATAGTACTCTGCTATTAGGTCGCCATCACCATTACTGTTAGCCCAAGAGCCATTGTACTGGTCTGTATATGCAGAAGCGTAGGCATTACCTACACCTAAGAAATCTGTGTTATAAGCATCTTTATTTAATATTTGATTTGCATATTTAGGATATGTTCTAGCTAGAGCTTCTTTAGGAACTCTTCTAACAATAGCCATATCTTTAGGTTGTTGGTCTGCACCGAAGTAACCTGGGAAACAGTTGTAAGGGTCACGAAGTTCAGCTATAGGATAAGATACACCATTAGCATCTCTTTTCTCTCTAATAACCCAAACAGCAAAACCATAACCAGGTAGCCATCTACCTACTTGTGGCATTTGTAAATCTAATTTCTGTACATCATCATAAGCATTAACAATTCTGCCAATCTTTTCAGCTTTCTGTCTTGCTCTATCGCTATCCTTACCATTAGGTACATCTACTTTTAAGTTAGGAATACGACCAATTTTTTGTGATAAGTGTTCTAAACCAGACATCATAAGGTTTGGTACAGGTACTTGCCAGTCCTGGAAACCTTTAAGGTTATCACCAAGTAAAGCCTGAATACCATCAGGTCCACCATTCATAATTGCACGAATACGACCACGAGTAGAGTATGCACTTTGGTTATCAAAATGTAACTGTGTTATAGCGTGTTGTACTTGCTCAGGTGTCATTACCAAGGACTCTCATTCATATCGCTTATATTCCATTCTCCAAAACTAGGTTCGTAATCTAATCCTACCTCAGCCAAGCGTTCTTTGCCTAACCTTCTAATAACTTTTAAAGGAAACCAAGATGCCATTACAACATCTGATTTATAACTTTTATTACCTTTAGCTTTATTAGCAGCTGAAGAAAAATAAATTAGTTGTCTACGATATATATTACTCTTAACTTCACTATTTGCGTCACCATAAGGCAAATTAATCAACCCTTCTTTAAACAACTGTGCCATTGAGCCTACACCAAATATTGGGTCAAATTTGTTTCTCTGAGTCTGATGCCCTTCTGTATAAATACCAAATCTTGCACAGAGGTCTTTAATCTTTTCATCTTGTCGTATTGCTTTTTGAAATCCGTTCTCTTCTATAACCCAGTGAGCACAATTATACTTTTCATACCATCTCTTAATAGATTCTCTAGCTTGTATAATTCCTCCACCTTCTTCGTTTTCTATGTCAACTAGATACAACTTACCTGTTTCAGGATTAGCAGCCCATAATACACAGGCTTGAAATCCTGTAGAAGCTGGGTCAAGTCCTGCTATCAAATGTGTACCTGATGGTATGTGACCTATAAGTCTATTGACATCTCTACAACTATCTATATCTTCAGAATTAAACATTGTTATACCATCAACAAATGCTTTGTTAAGGTACACCATTTCAAAAATAGCTTTACCACCTGTAGTTTCAGCTGCAGTCTTTCTTGACCTTAACCATTTGTAAGTTCGTTTAGTTTTCCACAACATACAATCAGTATGTACTTCTATTTCGTTTTCTGGCAATATACATTCTGTACTATGTGCTTCTTCTACAATCGTGGTCATCTCTGGGTTTTCTAAAAGAAAGTTATATAAATCTTCTGGATGTTGCCTAGAGCCAATAACAACTACAGCAGTATGTTCCTCTTTCCTGGAAGATAATGTTGTAGTCCACCATTGCCTAGTCTGTTCTCTAGCACTAGGTTGTATTGTTGTTCCGTGGTCCTCAATGTCATCAGCAATAATTAAATCACAGTCACGAGAAAGAATCTTACCACCTTTACCAACAGACACCATTGTCGGACTTTTAATACCTGTAACTGTTCTTGTACCTACAGTAAACTGTCCAGAACTCCAGGACTTACCACTTCTGTTCTTTGGTTGGAATTTATTACCAGGTCCACATATCTCTTCTATCAACTGTTCATTGTTTTCTAGTTGGTCAAGTACAGAACCTACAGCATTCTTAGCTATATCCTCATTACCACCAACCCACATAATTCTAATGTTAGGGTTTTTACATATCTGCCATACAGCAAAGTGTGTCAGTAAGTCAGTCTTGCCGTGTCGTGGTGGGCTAAGTATCATTTGCTCCCCACCTTCTTCAATAGCTTTAATAATAGAATTAATCCACTTCTCGTGAAAATCAGCAGTTTCGTATGGGTCACCAGTTTCTGTTTTAAAATATCTATCTCTAAAATCTTTAAAATCTTTTAAGGATGCTGTAGCTTCTTTTGGTGTACTCCAGTTCTCTTGTGCTTTAACAATTTGTTTATCTTCTTTGTACGCATTAAACATTCTGGTAACAGTAGATTTATTTATATCTAAGAGCTCTGCTACTTTAGAGTGAGTTATCTTTCTGTTCTCTATATCAACAGCATATTCTAAAACAAATTTCTCATAGTGGACACCACGAATAGTTACGCCTACTGACTCAACAACAGGTTCTTTTTTCTTTCTTATGTATGCAGCTTTTTGTTTACAGGGATTGCTACAATATTTCTGGTTTCCGTTCTTTAACTTTTTGTTACAGTCAGGACCTGCACACTTCATTTCTTTTTCTTTTTAGGAAATCCAGCTTTCATATTCGCATAAGCTTTAGGACTAATAGTAGATTTCTTTTTGGACCTACTTGTTCCAGCTTTTTTTCTACGATTTATATTTTCGTATAAACTCATACCATCTCCTTACCAAGCTCTGCACGACCAATATCGTGCAGTCGTTTTATCCTTAGCTGTACTACATTTGTGTCTAGCACGAAACGAAGCTCTAGCTGCTGGATTGTTTTTTCTAATCTTCATATTAGGGTCGCCAAACATTATTTTCTTGACTTTCCCATTTTTCATTACAAAGACTTTAGACTTCTTACGACCATAGCCAGGCTCACCCTTTCGTATAGGGCTAGGTGAATTTAACTTCACTGTCATTCCTCGCCACTCAGCCATTACTTTCTCTTTCTAACTTTATTTTTTTTCATAGCTTTTTTTGGCTTATATCCTTTACCAGGCATACATTCTCCTTCTATACTTAATTTAATGAGCAATTACATAAAAGGAAGTAAATATCCTAATAGCAAACCCTCTACTTCATATAGTAGTGGAAGAGTCTGCGTTCACAAAGAATGTGACACAGTTATTTCTAAATATAATAAATACAAATATTGTAACAAACACAAACCTAGAACTTATCCAAGAATAAAAGGTCGCCAAGCACCGGGTGGTTTACAAGAACCATTGGGGTGAAAAAAAATTTTTTATTCTATAACTATATCTACAGTGCAAGTAGGACATAAGCCATCAAGGAGCTGGTCTTCCCAGTAAGGGTTCCAACACTGGTCACAATCAACTACTGGTATATCTTTCATAAAAATACTATACCATACCCTAGACAAGCCAGGGTAATAAACAGGGAGTCCAAATGAATAATTCCTGAAGGAATATATGCTTAGACCTAATCATCATACCAGATATAAATACTTTGTCAATAGACAAAACCCCACATTGCTGCAGGGCTTTGTACTCGTACAGTCTGTCCATTTACTGTAATGAAAAATATAACAATCCACAAAAACATTCTTCTTTCACACCGTACACCACGTACTGTTTTTTAGATAGAA